GGATGAAATGATGGTTATACCTGATTGTCCTCATTGTCAGACTGTCTTCACTTTTGGTAATCTCAACTTTGAACTCTGTCACCATCATTGGTGCGAGTTTAAAGCTGTGTTTCCAGATGTGGTGACGTATGTGGAGAAGGTCAAGTCGCGTTTGAACTATGAGTGGATATGGAAGTGTTCACATTGTTTATTTGTGCGACAAGGTGCTATTTTCACGTATTGCAATAACCATCTGGAATTGCATGATGCAATCCTTTCCAGTGGTAGACGCAAAACAGATCGACACAGAGTGTTGTGTGATGAAGTTGTTGGTCGACAACAGAATGATCGCTTGTCAGAATGGCTTGCTATGATTTCTATGCTAGCAGGGATGATTGCCACTTTTTGTGGTGGCTTCCTGTTTTGTCGCCAGAATTGGGTTTGGCTCAAAGACTTCGTTACAGAATTTTTCCAAACATTGCGGGAATTCATGTGGTCTATCATCGCATCACCTTTTGTTGCGATGTATTTGCAATGGCTTAGGCTACGCAACCACATGGGTATCCCAGCTAATGATTGGTTTTTGTCTAGTTGTTTGCATAGGGCTAATGTGCGAATGTATGAGTTCATTCACCAAAACGGGGATTCGGCATGGACGGATTTTGCGTACGATTACGTAGTGCCTAGTGCACTGTTTGTGCGTTCGTGTTTGTTTAGTTATGCTGTTTCCCTTTGTTTGGGGAGTGGGTGGATTCGTACACCTTTGTACATTGGTGGTTTATTTGTGACCACTCATCCTGTGTTGACGTTGGACAAGCTTGGGTTTTGTGAAACCTTCGCATCTCAGTTAGAGTTAGCTTCAACGACTGCGTGTGTGTATTCGTTGTATAAGTTGAAGCGCTCTGCTGAACTTCTCCGTATGCTTGGGAGACGAGTCTACTTCTCTTTAGGAGGAAAAGCTGTGTATTTGAAAATTATAGCTGCGTTGACAGTTGGTATGCTAGCTGTAGCAGCTTTGATTCGCATGTACTGGCCTAGTACACCGAAGAACGTTGATTCTCCTTTCACAGAGCGTACGTGTGCTCACGTTATTCCGCAAGGCGCGTTTGGCTCATCACTCAAACGTGGCTGGGAGGTTGGTAACCTCAGAGCGGGTGGCGAAGTTGAGAATATTTGGCGAAGGTATGACTATCGTTGTGACATGTTGGATGTCCCTGAAACGAGTCAATCGTTGAAGGGTTCAACTCCAAATCAGGTTGTCGCATATTTCCAGCGTTTTTTGGCGCGTTTGACTGTGCGTTACAACACTGATAGTGTCACAAGGATGTTTGTTACTGGTGGTACAGGACTTTTGATTGGAGGTTCGAGAATCTTAGTTATGCGCCACTTTATGGATGTTGTCCAACCAGGAGTTCGAGATTTGTTCTCTGTGGAGGTGCATTATGCAACTCGCAAGAATGACATCAAGACTGTTAGTTTTGAAACTCGAGCTTTTGAGATTGAGGATGTTGATGAAGAATTAGTGCTTTTGCACATTCCGAGTTTACCTCCTCAACGGTCGATTGATGTTGCACTTCCTGAAAAGGAAATGTTGGACTATGATGGTCCAGGGATGCGTATTGGGAGAAGCAAAGATGGTACTTTGACTGTCGATGAGATTCCACGCATTTTTTCTGTTGAAATGACAACAGGGCGACATTGGTTTACAGGGAAAGGAGAAAGTGCATATACTGTGGTTGGTGACTGTGGTAGCATATTGCTGGCTATGACGTCGAGAGGTCCAACCCTCGTAGGCGTGCATATGTGGCTTGTGCACCCAGAATCTGAGACGGAGAAGATGTCTATCTCCTATAACCTGTGTGGGAAAAAATTTGCACCACGAATTGTTTCTCACATGCCAATTTTGAATCGACCGGGATCTAAAGTTGGAAAACTTGGTCCACTCCATCCGAAAAGCCCACTCAATTTTGTGGACAATAAAGGTGGAATGGACGTCTTTGGTTCCTTTGATGGCTTCCGTGCAAATCTTCAATCAAAAGTTGTGGATTCGATGATTTCTGATTATTTGATCAAGAATCATGGTTTTGTCAAAACCCATGGACCTCCTGTCATGAAGGGAATTGAAGTGAAGTTGAATCATTTGCGCCAATTTTCTAAATACAACGCAAGTATACCTGCAGCTGATGTTGAAATTGCTGTAACGTTGCTTGTGGAGCATTTGGCTTGGAACTTGGCGCCTCATTGGGACGCGAAGATTATTTCACAGCATGATGCTGTAAATGGTGTACCTGGAATTAGGTTTGTTGACCGAATTCCCTTGAATACATCAACAGGATTCCCATATAAGGTGAAGAAAAGCAAAATGATTCAACCATTGATCGACGGAGATTGGACTAGCGAGTTAGTCATAGATCAGTCTATCCAAGAAGACATTGATCTCGTCCTTGATAGGTTAAGTCGGGGTGAACGGGCGTGTCCCGTTTTTACAGCCGCCTTAAAAGACGAAGCTCGCAAGTTCGAAAAGATTGAGAAAAAGAATACGAGAGTGTTCTTTGGTGGTCCCGTAGGCTTCATCGTTGTACAGCGTATGCTGTTTACTTGGTTCAACCGAGCTGTGCAGAACAATCCACTTTTGTTTATGCAAGCTCCTGGTATGAATGCAACAGGTAAGCAATGGGATCTGCTTTTTAAGTGGCTCAATCGTTCCGACGATTGGATTGCTGGAGACTATAAGAACTTTGACATCTCAATGGTGGTACAAGTTCTTTTGGGTGCTTATGATGTTATCATCCGTCTTGCAAAAGAGATGGGTGCCTCTGATGAGCATATCCTTATGATGGAAACTGCGAAGTATGACTTAGTATTTCCATTTGTGGATTTCTTCGGTGATCTGGTGATGGGTTATGGCAAAAACCCATCAGCTCAGTGTATGACCGTGAACAACAACGGATTGGTGAATATACTGTACATGATACTGGCTTATATAGCTTTGAACCCACAGTTTCACCAATCAATGACTCGTTCAGAGCGTCTAGAATTGGGACGCGGTTTCTTTCGAGCTGTTCGCTTGATTACGTATGGTGACGACAATTTTATGAATGTGTTGAAGACTGGTTGGTTTAACCACACCAGTATCTCACAGTATCTTGCAAAGCATGGTGTGACTTACACCATGGCTGACAAAGATGCTCAGAGTACACCGTACATATCAGCTGAACAAATCTCTTTTCTCAAACGACAATTTCGTTTTGAGGAAGAGGTTGGGGGCTATGTAGCTCCGCTTGATATGGTCTCGATTCGAAAGGCGCTTATGGTCACACTTCCTTCTGGTGTGGTGTCGAAGGAAAAAGCCATGGTTGATTGTATCAATACTCAAAATGAGGAGATGTTTCATCATGGAAAGGAGAAATTTCTCGCCTTCCAAAGGATCCTCAATGAGGTAATTGACCACCATGGTTTACGTGAGTATATGAACCGTCCGTTGCTGACTTGG